GTTCTGTGTCACCAGTAGCAAAACCCATGTTATTAGCGCCACCAACTCTGCCTATCTCTACATTGCTAGTAAAGGAAGAAGTACCATTAATGGCAAAAGTACCGTTGGATAGTGTTAGCATTTGACTAGGCGAAGTTGTCCCAATGCCTACGTTGCCCGATGAGTCGATGACAACTTCATCATTTCCAGCACCATTGTAGTTAAACCGTAGTGTGTTGTCGGTGTAGGTGTAAGCCAGCCATTTGTTTGTACTATTGGTAGCTTCAAATCCTACAATGCCTTTAACGTCTAACTTATTACTAGGCGAACTCGTTCCAACCCCAACATTACCAGAGCTGTCGATGCGCATGCGTTCAGTAGGGCTAGCACCATCTGATCCATCGTTAGTCTTAAAGATCAGATCGCCCTTTTGATCGTCTGATGTACCGTCATGCGCAGACTCGATCTGTGCGAGTGTGCTTTCCTCACCGCCAGACTGTTCGCCTTTAAAAGTAATCTTACCCTCGCGTCCACCTTCTGTATCTTCTTCAGAAGTATTCTTGAGAATAAGCTCTGGTGTGGTGTCAGTGCTTGTAATGTCACCTTGTACATCAGCCGCCGTAGTTGTTAATCCAACCGCTGTTGCTCCAATGTATCCACCCATTATGTTTGCTCCATATATGAAAGTATTACACTGACCTTATCTGCTACCGAACAGTCAACTTTTACTATATCGCCCACATTTAAATTAACCTTGCCATCTAAAACAGATAAGGTTGAACCAGCTGGGATAGCTGCATCTTTTATTAAATGCGCTGTAGTGTTTGTTGTTTGCCCAGTATGTGCTGTTGTACTAACTAATGTTACAGATGCTGTAACTTGTGCATTATGCACATTAGCTAGTGTTAAGCCCAACACAACAATGGTGCTACCACTTTGTACTGTGTAAATAGTTTCTGGTGTGCCAGCACTAGCTGGCGCAACATCCCTTGTTAAAACCTTAAATGCATTTGCCATATTATTCTCCTAGCCCAAAGCAATCGCAAGCGCAGTCGCTTCGTCTACTGTCGCCTTTTGCCCTATTGTTGCAATGTTACTTGCTACTGTTGTTACATCAGCTGAAATACCAGCTACTGTGGTTACGTTTGCAGCTACACCAGCCACTGTAGTTACATTAGCTGCTACACCAGCTACCGACGTTACGTTACTAGCAATACCAGCTACGGTTGTTACGTTAGAACTTACACCAGCTACTGTGTTTATGTTTGAAGTATTGCCAGCAACCGTAGTAATATTTGATGCTATACCAGCAGCAGTAGTTACATTAGCTTTAATAGCAGCTAGTCCTGATATTGCATCAGTAGCTGTTGTGCCATCCTCGATGTCTGCCAATGCACCAATATCAGCTGTAATTGCTGCTAAACTTTGAACATCTGCAATAGTTGGCCCAGCTTCTGGAACACCAGTCGTTGCATTAAACCCAAGCACTGTACCTTTACGAGCAGCAAGCAATGGCATCTGGGTGTCAACCGCACTATCAAAGTCAATTAGCTTCAAAGATCTGTTAACATCATCTTGAATGTCGGCAGTAATAGCAATGAACCTATCAAGCTCTGTATTCAGAGAAGCAATATTAAACGGCCCTGATGAGGGAAAGTCTGTTGTGCGGTCTAAGTCTATGGACCGCGTTATCACGACTGTAGACCCACCTGACGCTCCTGTTACAGATATTGTAACAGTGCCAGTAGACCCATCACCACCAGATACAGTGTAATGTGTTGTTAATGTCTTTAATGTACCATCAACATAAAAGTTTAAATCATCGTTATCAAAAAACTCAAATGGCACAGCAAAAGATGTCTGAGTAACACCCTGACCAACCGTATAAGATACACGTGGGTCGTTATCTGATAAGTTAATTGTCATACTTTACCTCTTTTTTATCGAAATAGCAGTGAGGATAAGAAGTGGCAACGCACAAAAAGTTAAAAACGACCAAAACCTCTTGCTCGATCATCTATTGTTCCCTCAATAGCGTTTGCCATATCATTGACAAACCCTTTCCACCAATAAACTCTAGCAAAAGGCAGCGACTTAACAATTTCTTTTGTACCCTCACCAACATTACCAGTTAATAAGTTGTGCATACCCTGCCCATAGTCAGCTGCAATTGATGGACCAGCACCAGCTAAACCTGTCACTGCATCAAGATAACTTTTTTCTTGTGGGAATCTTGGCTGAAGTAAACCACCAGTTAAATTTGAACCACCAAGAGCAAGTGTTGTTGCCATTGCTGTATAAACCATATCAGAATGTAAAGCCGCTATACCTGAGTAATCAAAAGATCTAGCAAACTGATCTTGAAAACTCATTTCAACAAAGTCAGGTGTCTTAGCTTGCAACACCATATAACCCAAGCCCATAGCTATAGCTGTTCCAAAGAACTTATTTTTTAACTGACCATGTGCATAAGCAGCTGTTGTTTTGTTAAGAGCAGCAAAAGCATAACTGTAAAACTGAAATGGTAATGCAAGTAGTGGGGTTTCTGCGCGAACATAACCTCTATACTTTGGGTCTTCTTTTGCATTTGGATTTAACTTTCGAGCTACCTTAATAGGTAAGTACGCAACGCCATCTGTAATTATTGGCTTATCAGCTGGCGTTCCCATCAAAATAGTATTTGATGCACCAGAAGACATAGCAACTCTAAACTTTCTTACTGTCTCTACATTGCCCCATTTTTCTGTATTAGCAATATATAAACCAGACTCACCTTGCTGATGAGGTGATGCTGTTATTTTTTTAGCTTCTTTTAGATCTATGCCATATCTTAAAAGCCATTCTTGTTCTTGTTTGCTAGCTTGTCCTTTTGTCCATCTAACAGAGTAATCTATAATTGTATGGCTACGCATCATACCATCAAAGTCTTTGAATATACGAGTTATTGGTGCTAGACCATTTAACAAGTAAAAAACATTTTTACTTTTATCCATTATGTTTTGACGCAACGGATTGTTATTTAAATCATCGACAAGTCTTAGATGTGCAGAACCATGCAGTATTTCTAATGCCTCACCAGCAATTCTAAGTTCTTTTGCACCCATTCGAAGCTGATTGTCTTTCATAAAGGTAAACAATCCCTTCATTGTTTTACCTAAACCATGCTCCATAATTATTCTTGCTGGTTCTGTTAGCGTGGCAATACCAGCAGAGCCAAGATAATTTAACTGAGCAAGCGTTCTTAAAACCTCAGCAAAGCCTTGATTTAATGTGTCAGGCTCACGCAATGGAGTGCCAGCCACACGATCATATAGATGCCTCATGTCTTTAAGAATAGCATTGATTTCATCAACGCTCTTACCAGCCTTTAACAATCTAAGATATTCATCATCCAACACATCATCTATTGATTTGCCACCAAACTGTGCAGAGAACTGATACCTTGGAGCAGTTCGCGCGGTGTATGCTTTCATTACAGATACAGTATTTGTGTGCATGTAATCTAAAACTAATTTGTTTGGTATATCTAATGTTCGGTGTCGTAGGTGTTTAGACATACCAGAACCAAATGTGGCAACATCAGGATCAAGTTCGTCACCTAAACCAAGAATATTATCTATGGCATCATCAACTCTTACTTTAATAGCTTCATCTGTACTATCAAACTCAAACTTTTTTAAGTTGCCTTTAGCATCTACCTTGTAACCTTCTGTGTTATACTTAAACCAAGAAGATAATATTTTAGCCAAACCTTCTCTATCTGCTTTAATAGCATCTTTGTCCCAATATCTAGGCCTAAACACTTCTTCAAATGGAGGGCTAACTGGCTGATCTTTTAACTCGGCTAAGATTGTTTCATATTCTTCAATAATAGATTTGTTTCTAGCTATAGTTTCTTTTAACCTAGCATACTCTGGTCTAGTTACTTTGCCTTTTATCTCTTCTTCAATACCTTTTATAACTCTTTTTCGTTTTGTAATATCTCGTTTGTAAAACTGTGCGCTACCAATCAAACCCTCATCTCTTAGCCTTTTTTCCCATTTAGAATAAAAAGCATTGAGAGTATCCATAGCTTTGGCTTCAAAGTCATTTGCTGCTCTTTCACCCTTCATTGTTTTTCTATCAACAACTTCCAACCATGTTTCAAAATCTTTTCTGCCAACCAAGTAATCCATTGGATTAGTAACACCCTTGCCAGTAGAATCGCCCCAGTTTACCAGCAAATCGTCATATGCTTTTACCCACTCACCCTCGTATAGTTTGGCATTCTGAAAAACAGAACTCTTAAGTGCCACTCCACTTTTGTGTGCATTGAGCAATATGCCAGAGTCATTAGCTATTTCTAATAGTGTTAGTTTTGTTTGCGCTGGTATTGTTTTGTCTTGCAATACTCGTTTCATTGGCGTTGAAACTGCATTGAATAATGGTGAGTCAGTAAACCAAGAGTCAGCAATCTTAGGATCGATCTCTACACCATCAATAGGTTCAATTGCTTTACGCAACTCATCTATTTCTTCTGCACCTCTTTTGATAGCTTGATTGCGCCTTACTGTGGGAACACTAATAGCAGTACCAATCAAACCACCTAAAGCAGCTGCACTTGTAATATTTAAAGCAACCTCTTCTTTTGTTGCTAACGGATCAAAGGGCGCTCGAAGAGCTTCTTGTCCAGCAACAACAGTACCAGTTATTCCAGCAGCTTTAACAGCAGCTAATGGCAACTTAGTTCCAGCAACAAAAGGTAATGCAATATAATTTATTGGGTCAAAAAACTCAGCAGCTACTTGAGAAAAAAATGATGTTTCATTTAAATATTCTCTTCTTGATTTGTTTTCTCTAAACTCCTTAACCAAAAAATCCATGTGATCTTTGTTTGTGGCTTGAAGAAAGTGAGTGCCATACTCCATTAAATCATCAGGTATATGATCCCTTGCTCTATAACCCTCCTCTGCGGCAGATGGGAAAGCAAGAGAAGAATATACTTTATCAATTAATGGGTCATACTTATAAGCTAAAGTAGCACCAACAGTTTTAAAAAATGACCTATCTTGCTCATTTAATATTGGCTGACCAACTCCAACCGTTTTTGTGTCTTTTAAAGCATTCTTCATTTAATTAAAGCGTCCGAAATAATTCTTTCTCTATTTTGTATAAAACCTTCAAGAGTAAGATCTTGTAATTTTTGCTGTCTTTTTTCTTCTTTATCTAAAGCATTTTGTAATTCTATTTGTTTTTGCTTACCTTTTTCTAAAGCAAAGTCTTTTACCGTATCAGTATCATAGTAAGGCCAAACAAGCTCACCATCTTCCTCAACAATTAAAGCATCCCACTGACCAGATTCATCAAGAACATATGTAAAGTATCCATATCCTTGAGCATCTTCATCAGGAACTAAATATACTTTTTTTATAGAATCATCACCAATTGTTGGAACAAGAGCATAACCTTCTGGCAAACTAGTTTCTATATTTTTTATAAATTCATTTCTTACTTCTTCATCAGGAATAGTAAGTCTTATACTAAATCTATTTTTAGGTTGATTATCAGACGGGAATCTCATGTTAACAACATGATTGTCGCTAGTATGTGTAAGATTATATAACCTATCAATTTTTGTTCGGGCTTGGTCTAAACTATTTCCTCTCCTTAAATAGTATTCAAATACAGAATCATATTCTGAGGCTAGGTCTGGTCTTTTTGTAAAGTACCCTAAAAGATATTGTTTTGAAGTTTTATCTCCAAGCTCATTTTTTATTCTTACATTTAGCTGCTCATCATCTCTAAGGCTTACTAATTGTGTTGCAATTTCAGCAGCATTACCACCAACATTAGATCTTATTTCAGCAACATCATCCAAAACACCCATGATCTCAGCGCTTAAATAACCCCTAAAAGCATTTACTTTACCTATATCAGTTGGACTTTCACGGAGAGCAATAAAATGATCTAACAAAAGATCAGCTGTTTGAGGTGAACTAGTTCCATTATAAATAGTTGTTAAGCCATTAACTAAATCCCCAGACATAGCCCCAGTTAAATACTTATATATCTCTTGGTTTTTGGAAGATGGGTTTAATAAGTTAACACCATTCTTTTTTAAAAGATTGTCACTAGCATTTAAAGTTTTTGTATTTCTAGGCGCACCTCCAGAAAACAAAGTTAGCTCTAGCCTTGCTTCTTCCATTGCCTCTTTTGCCTTGGCTTCTTTAGAAGAAATTTTTTCTCTTACACTATTTATGTGGCTTACAATTTCATTTCTTTTTGAGTCAGTGATTGTATTATTTATTGCCTCACCAACAGTTCTAATTGTGTCAGGTAAATTTCTAGCTTCTTTGCCATTAGTTTGAACGAAGACTGCCAAAGCATTTAGTTCCGCTGAAGATGCTTGAGAAGAAACTATATTAGTTAAACCCTTTGCTCTTGCTGCACCTAGAGACTCTCCGTAATTATTAAACTGGGTATCGTTAATATCATTTTGTTTTAATGCTAACGCTAATTGCTCTTGTGTTTTTCGTATTTGCTCTGAGTCAATTATAGAATTATTAAGGTTGTCTATTAAGTTTGATACCCCAACATGAAGCTGTACGTTTCTTATGTTTGCATCTATTTTTTTACGAAAGTTATTCTTAACATCTTCAAGAAGACCTTGCACATGATCTCGATCTTCATCACTATTATATAAACTTGAACCTCTTAAAAATGAAAAGATAGTAGCTTGTCTTTCAGTTAATTGTCTTAAATCATTTGGATTGCCGCTTACTATATAGCTTTGAAGTGACTCAATGTTTTCATCTTGAGCAGCAGTAATAATCAAAGAATCTAACCTAGCTCTTCTAAGGTCTTGTATATTCTCATCTTTTTCAGATTCAGTTTTTGTTTTACCAGATACATACTTTTCATTTTCAATTTTTTCATCTGTTAAGAAATTGTTTTCTAATAAAGAATATTGAGTTATTGCTGATTGATAGTCTGGACTATTTTCAAAAGCATTGTAGGCGATAACAGCACTAGTTTGTTTTTTTGAATTAACATCATCAGGAAAGTTTACTTGGTTTCTTCTTTCTTGAGTTGCAATAGAGTCTGCTGTTTTTGCAGCATCTATTTCTCGAATAGCGTTGTATCTTGAATTAACAGCTGTTGCTTTTGTTAAAAGTTTTGGAATTGTTTCTGTATTTAAATAAGGAACAAACCGATCAAGTCTTTCAATTGTTGCTTCACTTAGAAAGCCTCTATCTTTTCCTTGAGTAGATAGATATACAAGAATACCAGCTTGTTCTGTAGGGCTAGATATATTCTTTAACATATTTTCTAAAACACCACTTATGCCACTTATAGCAACTGAGTTTATAGCTGCGCTATCAGCGCCACGTTTTAATGGTAGATCAGCATCCAAACCTTCTTTTGCAGTTTTACCAGCCTCATCAATAAGATTTAAAACAGCAATGTCATTGCCATCAATGCCACTAACATTAGCTTTTTCAGCAGCATCATCTACTTGCATTGCAATATTAAAAGCCTGATCGTTTCTTGCTTCTGTTCTAGCTTTGCTAACTAAGTCTAACTTAGTATCTGCCATTTCATATTTAGCAACTTCAGAAACTACACCTTTAAATCTATCATTAGTTCCTTCACTTAAATCATTTAAGTATCTACCAAACTGTTGTTCATATGACACTGGATCAGGATAATCCATTGCAATTCGTTTAGATTCTAGTTGGATGTCATTACTAATTTGATTTACAAAACGTCTATCTAATGACTGATTAAAAGCTTCTTGCTCTATTGTTTGGACACCACGAATAACTTCTTTTCTTTTTGACAATTCAGTAACTTGATCTGGTGTTAAAGATTGTGCTTTTTCTTTGCCTCTTTCTTCAGCTGCTCTAGAGCCTTCTTGAAATGCTATTCTGCCAACTGTATCAGAGAAATTAGAAACAGCCTGATAAACTTCATCTGCACCAGTATCAAATCGTGACACACCAATAGGCTTGTTAAATACTTGTGTTTGCTGACGAATAATTGGCATTAGCTCATCCTATATACATTATATGCTGTACTGGTAAGTGTACTCAAAGCATTTATACGAGCAGCCCTCATAGCATTTTGACCTCGCATAATTTCTAATCTAGCCTCAACAGTTTGTTTTCTTGATTCCATTCCTGATTGAAACTCTATTCTAGATGTATCTTTTGAGATAGTTCTTTGCTGTGCTTTTTGAAACGCAGCTACAGATGTGCTAGAATCTTTTCCCATGTAAGCAAAGACAGCGTCATTAGATGCTCGAGCTTGTGCATATTGTTCTAGCCTAGCACTTCTTTGCTGCATTGCTCGAACTTTACCAAGCTCTCGATCAATCCTCATTTGTCTTGCTTGTTGTTTAGATTGTATTTCCCTAGCTCTGCCAGCTTGAATAGCTGCACCAGCTTGCATTACACCACTAATTGCTGCGATTGCCATCCACATTAGAATATTAACTCCGCTATAAGGCCATTAAGTTGAAGATCTAATGGCGCGTTTTGTGTTATTGTTATTTGTGGGTCACGATTATAACCCAATAGTCTAAACTCTTTTTTACCTGTGAATGCCTGTTGTTGTTGAGATAAGTCATCTGTTACATTTCTAACAACCATAGCTGTCCCATTTACGCTACAAGATAGTGTAGAGTTTAAATCTAAAAATACACTACCTATTCCTCTAGGAATACCTGTTGTTGGGCCAGAGCCTAAATTAGCATCTATTGGATTTGTTTTTAGCTCTACATCAAATTTAAAACCTATTTCAGCAGAAGTTAAAGAAGCGTCAACACCAGAAACATTTACAGTACCACCAGAAACAGTAAAGTTTCCAATAAAGTTATTTCCATCAATTACACTTACAACAGCACCATTGTGAAAATCAGCAGATACATTAAACACACCAGCAGTTCCAGTATATATAGAAGCCATGTCAGTATTAAATGTTGAGTCAAACTCACATAAAACAATCTTATTTGTGCCATCTCCTAGATTATATTCTATATTGGCAAACACTCTATCATCAATAGTGACACAGGAATGAAATGTGCCATTAGTAACAAACTCCACCCACCCTGCACGTTGCTCTGCTCTATTGGAATTAAATACAGCAAAAGTACCATCACTGTTTAAAATAAATACATAGCTTTCAGATCTAGCCAAAGCTCCATAAAGAGTATTCATTTCTATAGGAGTTTTAATAAGATGCGAAGAAATAGTAGATATAGCATTAGAAACATAAGCAGCTTCAGAGTCGCTAAATAAATACTCTCTAACAATCTTGCCACCCTTTTGAACAAACAAGGTAGCACCATCAATAGCTTGTGGCCTTGAAAAGTCAGAACCAAATGGTGTCTGTCTTCTTACCTGTGCATTTGTTGGAGTAATAGGTTGGTTTTGAAATGCTGGTACATAAAACTCAGCAGAGGCTGAAAAAACCTGTAAGTCTCTATTAGAAACAACATGACGAATTTGTTGAATGTCACCAACAGCAGCAGTTAAATGTATAGAATCATTATCTAAAGCATCACCAACATCAAAATTATAATAAGCAGCAGATTTACTTAGCCAAATAGAATCTGGTTGAGCGAGTGTTCCTGCAAAAACTAATCTGTTTTCGTGAAAAGTAACGGCAGCTGGGAACCCTCGAAGAGAAGAATACGATTGCTCATCCCATGTTGTTATAGGCGCATGAGTAGCAATGGTAGGTGTGCCACCTCCAATTTCAGAAGCATTTGCATTAGATCCAGCAGTTATTCTAAATTTATCATCACTAATGACAGAGTGAACTGTTCTTGTGCCATTAATTTGATTAACTGAAATGCCACCTATTGTTCCAGCTTTTGAAATAGAAATTGAATCATTCTTAGCAAAGCCGTGATTAACAAGTGTAAATTCTAAAAGGTTAGACCCCTCATCGCTTTTTACTGAGTTTACTTTTAATGTAACACTTAATTCTTCAAGAACATTACCTGTTGCTACAGTTGAACTTGTAACTCCAGTAATTTCTATTTCATTTCCATTATATCTTACTGTTGTACCAATATGACTAGAGGGTGATGAGGTGTCCCAATAAGCACTGCTTGTTGTTAATGTAACCCCATTACCACTTGTTGCTGAAGGATCTAGTGTCATACCAGCTGTTTGAAATGGATAATATGGTTGATAAATTTTTGAAGCATCTGTGTTTTGATCAAATCTAAAGCTCTCAACTTGGAATGATGTTAATCCAGTTCTTACAATTTGTTGAGGTATAAAGGTTTGATGAGCAATAAACATTACATCACCAGCTTGAGCAAAAGTATATTCATGTAAAAAATCATGATCAAACTTTAATGCACTTGAATTAACGTCTGATGTAATAGTTTGAATAAGTGAAACAGCACCAGTAGAAGGATTTATCTGAAATATTCTTATTTTTTGATGCTCAAGAGAAACCACATATTTCTCATCATCAGAAAACACAAAGGGTAACAATCTAGACTGCTGCACTTTTGCTGTGTTTATTGTTGTATCAAACTCATATACTTTTGTAAGGCCAGATCTTTTTACTATACCACCTTCAGATCTAAGAAAAAAGTTTTTAACTCTTTGTGCTGATTGATTATAAATAGGTGTATCAGTTCTTGAATATAAAGAAGGACTTACTTCACCAAATGCAAAGTTTGTTAACGGTATTCTTACTTTCTGCATTATGTTCGCCTATTAGTGATAAACCGACTTGTTGAAAGTTTCCTTGTTGTTTGTTGCTGTGCATCTAAGTTTCTTGCTTTCATCATAGATGTAGCCGCTTGTTGTGTCATTAGCTGAGCTAAACTTTGGTCTCTTGCTAAACTTACAGCAAATACAGAAGCAAGCTCATACTCAACAGCAACGGTAAAATATGAAGGCCAGCCTTGTTCATCTGCTCTAAATGTAAAATCTAAAACAAGTTCAGAACTTGATGCCTCATTGCAAAACAATTTATTTCCATAAGTTTGATATTCTATGGGCGTGTCATTTACAGTAACAACATGTGTCATTAACCAATCGCTTGGAAGCTGATAAGCTGCATCGAATCTACCTGTTGGTTGTTCTGATAATCTATTTAATATTGATTGATTGGTTGCAAACCTCCAACGTGTGTTAAGCAAAGATGATCTAGCAATGTCCTCATACATATTTGAAGCAATTAGCGCTTCATTGTTTCCATCATCAAATGATGTGATAGGTTCTGCGCCCACAAGAATAAGAGCGCGGCTACATACAGCCACAGGTGATTGCGCTGGTGTACTCGAAACTGCCATACTAAATCCTCAATAAGAAGGTGGGGCCGAAGCCCCAACCTATTAGTCAGTATCGGTTTCTGCTACTGCTGTACCATCAGATACGTCAACAACAGAACCAGTATTTGAAAGAACAGTACAAAAACTTGTTGTCGGAACATTACTATCGCGAACGATAATTAAGTCACGAACAGCAAGCATATTTGCTGCACTATTAAAATACCCAGCAGTGTTCACAGTTGCGATAGCATCAGCAGATGTATACATCCACAAGCTACCGTTTGAATCACCACCGACACGAGTTAGTCCACTTGAAGCAAAAGCCATTTTCTAACCCTCCTAGTTATTATCTAGCAGTTCGTATACGCCGTTGTTATCAATAACAACTGAACCCATTGACATCATTGATGTCGCTAGGTGCGATACTTTTTCTGCTACATAGTTTACTTCAGTCTGAACATCAGAGTTCACACCAATACCTACTGCTCTCATGTGATAGCAAAAGTTTTTGCCACCAGCGACAGCAGACGTTGAAAAGATCTTGAAGCCCAAGAACTCTTTCATTGTCATACCACCAGCAAACGGTAGGTTCTGTGGTCCAACAAAGTCGCTAGAAGCAAACTCATTAATGTTGAACAGGTCTGCAAAACCAGCAGGGGACATAGCAATATAGCGTTGTCCGTCTTCTGGAATGTCAGCTGAACCAAATGTTTCAAACGTAGACAGTAAGTCTGCTTTTTCAACGGCAGATGAAGTGTCATGCAACTGAGTTGAGTTAGCACCAGCGTCCATAGCTGTTGTGATAATCTCGTCAGTTTTACGACCCAACGCAGCAGCGGCACTTTCGGCAATAGCTTGACGTTCGTTGATGTTTGTTTTCAACTCGTCAAGTTTGTCGATATATTCCGCTGCATAAAAGTCAGCCATTGTTACTTCCACATTAGTATGTGCAAGTTCCATTGGTGTGACATTACCATTGCGTGATTTTGTTGAAGCTGATCCAGTTCCTATTTTCTGGAATCGAGCAACATTGCCTGTCACATTCGTAGAACGAATGGTATTACGCAGTTTTGAACCCATACGCTGGTATGCAAGATGCACATCGGTCTCAAACTGTTTAATAAAGGCTTGGTCTATTGTATTAGCCAATTTTCTTTCTCCTAAATTAAGTTACGGGCATCTTGGGTATCTGCTCTACATCCTCAATGAAGGTGTCCAAATGGGCTTCTCAGTGTATCACAGGCCTTGATAATTTATGTGAAACACAATTTTGCGACGGATTGCAACGCACAAAATCAACATATCTCACATTTTTCCAATCACTAAACCCAACAGGATGAAAGCCTAACCATACCGCCCAGTTTAACATTGATTCATATTCCTCTGCTATTTGCATAGATAAATCTTCATATGACTGATCCAAAAATGATATTAATAACTTAGACCCTCGTGCCAATCCCTTAAAGTTTTTTGTGACATGATTTGTAAATAGTGCAAATAGTTGTGGTGGCTCCTCAGAAAAGAATACACCACTTGCCATCATAATATTCCAGTTCTTATCTCTTACGATGTAAACTTCAGAATCTTTTTGCAAATCTTGTAAAGCTTCGAAAATAGTAGAATAGCCAAGGTTTGATAGTTCCCTTTCTGTTTCTGGGTGAAGTATAGAATATATCTCAGCTATATGATGTTCGTGAAAGGGGGTCATATAGTACGACCCACTTTGCAATATCTTTACTTCATCCATAGAGTTTCTTAAAACCCTCATCTACCTGTTTAACATAATGCATATCACGTTTAGATGGAGACCAGTAACGCTCATCTTTCATCATTTCTTGCAGCTCTACTTCATTAAAGTTAGATGCAATGCTGCCTTGATCTGTAACAGCTGGGTCTTTTATTGCATTCATAACAGTCTCAATAGCAATAATGCCGTCAGCACTTTCGCACATTCTTTCTATTGCTGGTATAGCTTCTTCTGGAAAAAACTTATTAGCAAAGAGAGATGCAGCTTCTATTCTAGCATCAGAGTTATCTCCAAGCCTCGCTGCTTCGGCATCCATATCAGGTTCTTCACCCATGCCGTTCATATACATTTCAATACCCTTTTGAAATTCTTCATGGGTATATCCATTAGAATGGCAATGATCAGCCCATTCTTTTAACATATCACTTTCAAGAGCTTCAGTTTCATCAACAAAATCAGGTAGTTCATATTCTCCAGAAGATGCTGGAACCCCTTCAGATGCTTGTTGATTTAACTCATCTATTAAACGATCTCTAACATCGTTCTCTTTTTCTCCAAGCTTTGACTCTAAAGCTTTGTATGCTTTACCCAAATCTGCTGGATCATTAAATTTTTCTGGCAACCATTCTGGTCTGTCAGATACTTCTTCAGAAACTGGTGCTTCTACAGCTTCAGCTTCTGTTGCTTCACTTGTTTGATTTTCTTCCATTGTTTTTTACCTTATGTGCATGTGTCATACGAGCTTCTATTAAACCAACTAAATATCGCTGGCCTTCAATATGACGCAGTTCCTCCGTAGTTACATTAGGGCCATTTACCATTTCAATAGTAATTGATCTTAGATATTGCAAAACTGCTTGTCCTGTCGCAGAACCAAATAGTAAGGCTATATTTTCGCTAATCTGTTGATCTTTTTCTTGTGGACGCTGTATCCCATCAACACCCACATTAATTTTTTTGGTCAAGCATTACTCCATAGGTTGTGGTGCTTGCGCCTGACTTTGCCGCATTTGATTCATAAATTCAACTATTTCTTTTCTTTCCTCAGAATCTCGTACTAGAAAATCTGGAACCCCAAACTTTTTAGCTAAATATGCAGCTGTTTCTTCTGAGTTAATTAAAAGGTTCATAACCTCTGGGCCAAAGGCGCTTTGAGATAATTCTAAAAATCGTGACACCGCAGTTATATCTTGATTGGCTTGCGCTTGCGCTAATGGTGACACAGATTTAATCTTAACTTCTCGACCATTAATAGTTGGAACTTCAAGTCTTCCTTGTTTCTTTAAAATATGAACAACTCGCTGAAGTACTGGCTGAACTAGCTCAATTTGCAATCTTCCAAAAGCAGAACCAATACGTCTTGATAAGTCTGCCATTCTTTCTGCAATCTCTGTTGCAGATGCTGGGGTTCGATTAGGATCGCCAAGCATATCATTGTATAAAGCACGTTTGATATTATTACGCATATCACCAAGAACAAGTTGTGCTACATCAAAGCTACCAGCAGCTTGTATTGGCTGCAATCCAGCAGACCCCATAGCCTTTGGAATAATTGTCCCTGGAACGAGATTAATTGTATCAGGATTTACCACCCCATCATCTTCCATTTGATAGATACCAGAAATAGACATTTGTGCATTTTCAAGTATTAACTCAACTGTAAGGTTAGTAGTTTTGATTGCACTTAATGCGTTGAATAGTGGTCCTCGACCATAAACTTCACCAGCGCATTTAGACCAGCGAAAACAAATAAATGGATTAGAGCCAACGCCAGACATTTCTCTTTTCATTAATATTGATTTGGTTGTCATGCAAATTGCATAATGAAAATAAGCTTCTTGATTTATTTTAGAATAATCTCTGCAAACAACCTCTAATACTGTTGTTGTTTGATCAGATTGATTAGCCATTAAACCTAACAGCTGATCGTTAAATGTTCCATTAGGATATAGTAGTTTTAGCTGATCATACCTAATTTGTTTTCTTTCTCGAAATACATGGTCAATTCTGTCGTCAGGCCCAGTATCTAGTATAACATGAGGTAAAGGAATAGCAGAGAAGCGTATAGGATTTATTGAATCTCCTTCCTCACATACTAAGATACCAGTCCCAACAGCCAAGTCCATAAATGATTCATGAACCTCTTGAGCAAAGTTTGAGTTTTGCAAAACCTCAAAGACATATTCTGTAACATCATCTAAATCATTATTAACAGATTCTCTTTGATCTTTTGGTACTTCAGACCCAGCCGCTAGATCTGCCCATCGAGCAAAGTTTGGTACAAGACCAGACTGTAATCGAGAAGCAAACTCTTGAACACCTACAACGGCAGTCTCATCGAAGATCTTATCATCTCTTCTTTGACCAGAAACTTCATAGTAAAATGACTCACGTTGAGGTAACGCATATTCATAACACTCTTCAAAAACATCAACAAAGTTTGCTCTCTTTGCTTTTGCTCGTTCATATCGTTTAAGATACTCTTTTGCGATTGGATCTGTAATCATTATAAAAACCTACTATAATATCCCATTCCACCAGATGAAGAGGTAAGTAGACTTCTTCTACCCTTTCCGCTTCTTTTAGATCTTTTCTTGCCTCTACTAGCCGCTGCTTCTGATGTCGCTTTTGTTGCGCCTTCAGCTACATCAAGAGGTTTTGCTTTTTTTACTTCTTTTTTGGTTTCTTCTTTTACTTCTTTTTTTACTTCTTCTTTGGGAATGCCAGTAGATGTAACTTCAGAGCCAACAGCCTTATCAAGCTCATTTTGTCTTTCTTCCTGTTTTTCTTGCTTTTCTACTATATCTTTTACAGTAGCAGTTTCTTTCTTTTCTTTTTCAAGCTCTTCTTCTCTAACTTCTTCAGCTTCTTCAATCTCTTCTACTTTTTGAGCTTCTACTTCTTCTTCTTGCTTTTCTTGCTCTTCTTCAATTATTGGGTCAGGTTTTGATTTTTTAAAACACATTGTATTTCTCCTTTGCTATTTTCTCCAAATCAGAGAAAAACATTTTTTGCAACGCACAATTACATTCTTGCCCAAAGCCCTTGTCTTCTTTGTTTGTGCGGCTGTTTTTTAAAAACATCAAAGTTTCTTCCAGCTATAACAGGTCTAGCTGGTTTTTGACTATTAAGTAAAGCTCTACCTTCACCAGCACCTAACATCATATATTGTAAAGCATCGTGAATGTGAGAGTACATATTTTTGTCAGGCTTATCAGCATAGCGCTCACCAGACACTTCCATACGTTTGTATTGATAGCCCCCCTCAAAGCCTTTGATTAACTGTTGGCATCTTCTATCAATTATAAATGCTGACTTGCCCTCGACCATCTTAGTTAGCTGGGAAGAAACAGCTTCCAACCGAAGATCTACAGAGTTCGAAGGGGCTGGGAATGCCCTCAAGCCAGCACCGCGCAAGATATGGAAAGGGGTACTTTCGTCTGTCTGCGCTCTAAAATCCCCAGCGGGATCGCCATATATAAATACCTCAGATGCTTGAGAAAATCGGGAGGAAATTTCTTCACGCAATACTTCAGCAAACCTAACAATCCCCATATCAAAGGCCACTATCTCCGACTGGACGAGCCAGCGACCCCTGATCTTTTGTCCAAGAGTTGCAGCTGGAGTCAACCCAAAGTCCAAGCCAACGTATAGTGGTGCGCCAGCGGCTACCGCTATTTCTTCTTTGGCTGTGTGTACTTCTGCAGCGAACATTGGGTATATCGGCTTTCCGTCTTGGATAGCTCCTAATCTATTCATAACATAGACATCAATCCAGCTTTTTGTTTTACCCCTTATTAAATTAGGATAATAGCCCTGCAACATATGCTGTTTGTTTTCTGCATCTTTGTTTTGATTATAATCTTGTATTTCACCCTCTTCATCTTTTACTTCCAGCATCGCTGAGGGTTGGGTGAAGAACTGCCAGTTGTCAGGCTTAACCAACATCTTTGCCTGTTCTCTTGGAATATGATCTGGAACTGGAACTTCACCAGACATGATGGGCCACCAGTGATCTTCTTCTGGCGCGTTCGTATCTGCAATTACACCTGTCCAAGAAGGGCCGCCATCACGCATTGAAGGATAACGACCAACACGCATAGTACAAGCATCAATAATAGACTTTGGTATTTCTCTTGCTTCATTAATCCATATCCCTGTTAGCTCTAAAGATAAAAGTTTCTTTACATCTTCGGGCCTATCTAATGCTAAGAAGATAACCTCAAGTTCTATCTCACCTTTTTTAATGTTGTGGGTGTATGGGACTGACCAAGTAAATCTTCCCCATTCGTTCTCTGGAAACCAATCAAGCCATGTTTTAATAGTTGTAGTTCGTAACTGTGGGTTTGTGTTTCGTATAATAGCCCATCGTGACTTTCGCTTTCCGTCTGGCCCTTTCTTTTGTTCCAAAGCCCTTCGAAATACTTCAACGCAACACCCCACTGATTTGCCAGATCCTACTGGACCTCGAATGCCACGAAAGAAAGTATTGTCTTTCATAAAAGCCTTTAGCACATCGCCATCAGGCTTATACTTAAACTCAGTCACTTCTAGATTGTCCAATCATTCGACTAATACGTTTAGACATAGCAGTTGCTTCAGAAGGTGAATTAAATATTAAGTAATCTTTTTTCTTTAATGCTTCTTTAAAAGCATCTTGGCTTTCAAGCCTAGTAAGTTTTCCATCAATCATTCGTATTGTAGGAACTAATATTTCTTTACCTTCGTATTCAAATGAAGTTGTTCGAACAGTTTCATTACCTTTAGTGTTTGGCGTAGAGGGATTTAATGCTCTTGTTAACCAAGACGGAACTTTACCATTAACTGCTTTAGGTAACTTATTTATTAAACTATCAGCCACTATCTTAATCCTTTATCTACTCCAGACTTAATCATCTTCTCGACTGCCTCTGGCCCAATGTTTTCTATTACATTGTCTACCATTTTGTTTGTTACAAAAGACTTGCCATGCTTCTTATCAAAGTATTGAAAGTGTACCTTCTTAACAATGCTTCGAAGCATAGTAAGCTCTTCTGACTTCAAAGTATTTACAAAGCTCACTGTTCGTAAGCCTCATTAACATCTGGCGTAGAAGGATCGTCAGCTTTTAATCTACCCTTAGTATCTCTAGCACGTTTCTTTTTTGCTGGTGCTTTAGATTTAACAGTAAGCTCTACCCACTCTAATCTTCGAGACTCAGAGGTTCTTGTCTTACCAGTGAATGTTCTCCCAGCAAGTTCATGGGTTTCCCCATCATAAACTTCATTAGTGTTTGCTATTATCCAGCCCATAATTAACTCCTATATTGTTTTACTTTCCTAGCAACCTTTTTCGGTTGAGCCACAAATTGCTTACCCGAAGCCTTACCCTTTCGTTTAGCTCTGGTTGTAGCTGCATATTCAGCAGAACTAAGAGCAGAAATAGCCTTGCTAGGTAAGTACCGTTCACCAGTTTCACTAGACTTCTTTCCAGACTTAGTGCGCCACTTCTGCTTTCCCCAGTTTAATAATGACTTCTGAGAAGCCTTCATCTATAGCCACCACCCTTAGCTTTATATTCCTTGGCAAGTAACTGTGCCTTTCGAGCAGACCACTGACCAGCAGCCGTACCTTGTACAGCCCTTGCCTTTATTCTTTTAAACAAAGTCTTTCGCATTGTAGGCTTTGTATAATTACCAGATGCATTAACCGCCATTAGGGAAAACTCTTATCTGGATCAGGAAACTTCTCAAGCTTAGTATCAAGCTCCTCAATCTTCTTTAACAAAGTACGTCTAGCCTTTTGAAACTTACTACTCTGTTCTCTGGTGGCAGTAACACTTCTTCGCATCTTTGCCTTTGCCTTGCCAAGAAAAGTAGTAGGCTTGGGAGTAACACTAAGGTTGTCCAGCTGCTCTTGCAAATCTTCCCTCTTCTTCATAAGGGTTTTCATTGCATCCATTTTGGTCTTAGGCCTTTGCATTTTTGGCCTTCATAATCTTTCTCTTTAATGCTGGTGGCAATGACTTCTGCTTTCCTTTTAGCATTGTCTTCTTAGGCCTTCCAACCTTATCACCATAAGTTCCCTTACCCATTGGCATTATGCTGTTCCTTTCTTAGCTTTGTTTCTTCGACTTATCGCTCTGGCCTTTGCCTTTGCGTCCGACTTGCTTGAGGCTCCCCACGCTTTTAGGCTGAGAAGAAGACGCGTTGGTTTTCCCTTGCTGTCCCTTTCTGGACCGCTTGCTCCCCCCATCCTTGCTAGAAAGCTTGCCCTTCGAGGATTGTCTCCGCTCTTTACTGGTGGCTTTAGGTTTGACCCCTGCCTCTTTGCGCTTGCTCGACCCCTTGCGTTCAATCCCCCCTTCGGGTTCTGACCTTCTTTTCTCTGCCAAGCTGGAGTCTTTGCCATGCCACAATCTCTTTAACCAATTAAACATAAAATTACCCTTACACTAATAAGTTATTTTTACAAACACACAAATACTCTGTGGAAGAAAAATGCTGGTGATTGATCCGTAACAGTATAGTGTAAGACACTTTTAGACCCCTACCAGAGATTTATAGTACACCAGTAGAAGTTTACCTAGCCGAGATCGATGGACACTCGTATGTCACCAGCCACCTGTACTTGCGATCTATCTATAGGCTTAAAGCCAGCACGATCGAGAATGTCCTTAGATGCCTCAAGCTGGACATACTCGCTCTTTGCACCTGTAGCTAACTTCATAACCCTCGCAGCTGCTAACGTAGCATTTAATCCCAACTGTTCTGTCACACATTTCATCATGTACTGTTGCACATGAGGTTGCTTAAGAGCCTTGCTAGCACTGACGCGACCGCTATCACCCTTAGCGTACCCAGCTTCAGCAGCTGCTTTAGTGACAGTGCAACCAGAAGCTACAAGTGTATCAACCAAAGCTATCTGTTTAGGTGTCAGTTTCTTTGTATTTAGAAGTTCAGTCATTGTATCCTCTGTAAGCCCCCCTCTCCCTCTCTCCCCCCATTTCGACACCAAAACAGCTATCTCTGTCAAGTAGTGACGTAACGTCACTAGTGCAACAACCCCACGTCACATACAACATGTAGTATTGACATGCCATTCACCACTATAAACTACTACAAGCCCAGCATCAGTTGCACTCGATCATTTGTAGCATTACTCATTGCTGGCGGTTCTCTTGTATCACAAACCCCTCCCACGCATTCCTTTATCCATCGCTACAGGGTCGGAACGGTTGCAAGGGACGCTTCCGCTCTTCGCCCTTGCAAACGTCAAGCGCACAAGTGCGTCCTCGCCTGTGCGGTGGAGTCGTCATCGCGAGGGAGGTCTTCGCGACACAAAAGGAGAACCTAGAAATGACTAAGACTACAAATGAACTCGTACAACTAAAGCTTCAAGTTATAAATTATCACAGTGGTGAAAACACTGACTATCTACAAAAGTCAATTGCACACGATGCTTGTTACACTAGCCACAACAGCCTCAAGTACAAACGCACACAGATAGCTGACCAAGTTGTCGAAATGGAGAGAGCTATGAAAGACGACAAAGAACTGCTAGCTGACTCCATCGCTCGAAAGATCGATCGAATGGAAGGTGAGCTTGCTCACCTCATAGACCGTCACCAAGCTGACCGCGACGTTTACTGCATCATGCACGATGGCATCGAATGGTCACCGCAAGGTAACTCACGCAACGTAAGTGGTGACTTAGCCAAGAAGGTAGCTCACTACAAGAAGTTGGTGGCGGCGTAAGCCCCACCTTCACCAAGTGAGGGCAGCAATGCCCTCATTCGCTCTCATCTCTCTGACGATCTCGGCTAGGGGAGAGAGACTCAAACTAAATACAAAGAGTGGCACTCAATGCCGCCATGATTTTATAAAAAAGGAGAACGTAATATGAGTGAAGTAAACACAACTGATATTTTATCAGCAAGAGAATCAAGACTAGCAGTGGTGCTGTTCGAGATTATGAAACCACAAATCAAACAGTTTGTTGAGATGAAAGCATTAGAATATGAAATCTTTTGGAAGGAACAAGTAGCAACAACTGTTGCTAAAGATGTTCGAGAGAATATTATGTCTGATCTTGACGAAAAGAAATCATCTGACTTTGACATTCATGATCACACTGGTGACATCGAGGACATTGTATCTGATTGGATACAATACAACCTCACACTAACAACCACAGTAGATTAAGGAGAACGTAATGATAATAACATTTGATAAGAAACGATACGACATGACAACTGATGACATGATGGCTTGGGGTGGATACGTTCCACTCTGGGTTATGCAATGGAATCTACATTACACAATGGGTAGTGAAGAAACTTTGTTAGATTATCTTGATAAATGCTATGCTCAACGAGCAGGCATGCCCATCAAAGACAGACCAATGGGTGGAAAGATAGATGCTGAAGGTGTCTATCGATACCCAGAAGATGAACCAATGTATCCATACATGACATGGGAAACTAGAGAAGGATCAGTTTACTTCTACCCATACTCAGTCATGGGTATACCAACTGGTTCAGAACATTACACAGTGAGGATGGATTAATGTTTGATTACAATAAAGAAGCAGCAACTGGTAAACAGTTGTGGAAAATAAACTTCTTAGCTGACAAAGCTTTCTCTCTACAGATAGAAGCTGAAGTTAAGGAGCATGGTGAAATGAAATCAAAAGCTAAAGATATAGCTTTTACTGTTACTTTACCAATCAATAAACCACAGGCGCACAATTGGATTAAACTTCTTAATGAGCGTGTTGCTGGTTTGGAATCTTTGATTGAAAGTCTCGACACAGATAAAAAAGCAGATGTAATTATGAAAGGAAATACTGATGGCTAACAGATCAACACCTAAATTTACACGCAGAGACTTCGAGTTTATTGCAGATTATATTATGCCACACATGAGTTGGGCGACTGGCATCGAGCAAGTAGCTGATGAACTCAAACGCACCAATCCTAATTTTAATTGGGACAAATTTGTAGATCGTGCTACCAAGAATTGGGAGGATGAACATTTGAGAGGACAGGAGAATCTAAATGACGACATCCCATACTAAACTTTGTAAGGAATGTGGAGGTGATGGGTACATCGAGTACGATGTGCCTACCTCACACGGATTTGACAGAGATGTTGGATACATAGATAGTGCCACCGAAGTATGCCCTGAGTGTCAGGGTCTTGGCATTGCGTATGAAGAAGAGGATATTAATTTCTAATTGCCCAACACAAGGCTGTCTCACAATTACAATGAGATGATTCAGATGCTCATTGATGCGAGACATAACAAAGGATTAAGCCAGCCGCAGCTGGCTAATATCATAGGCTGTACCGAATCATTGATTCATAAATGGGAACAGCACAAGAGAGTACCGTCTGGTTTCTTTCTTATGTGTTGGTTAGAGGCATTAGGATATGACATCGAAGTCACGAAAAAAGAAAGTAACAATAACGTGCATCAGTTGCGAGAGTAACACGGAATGGTTTGTTGCTATACTTAAAAACAGAAACGGCAGATCAACACAAAAGCACTGGTATGTGTGTCTGAATTGCTATGAGGAGGACAGATGGCAAACCGTAACAAGAACAAAGGAACATACCACGAAAAGTGGTTTGTCGATTGGCTCAACAAAATCAAAGCGAAGATCAAAGCGAAACGCCAGCCCCTCTCAGGCAGCTTGGGAGGAGAGTATTCTGGGGACATCAAGCTCGAAATCAAAGGACTTGAAATGGTAGGTGAGGTAAAGTATCGTGATACAGCATCCTTCCCTAGCCCCTTTAAAGTATTAGAAGGCAGGGACATTGCCTTTTATAAAAGACGGAGGGGAACTCCGCAAACGCTAGTCATAATGAGTGGCGAACAATTCAAACAACTAATGGAGAACGACCATGGAATCACAGAACAAACAGATCAAGAGTTATCTTGAGCAAGGCCATACTATTACTGCAATCACTGCACTCGAAAAGTTTAAATGCTTTCGATTGGCATCACGAATCACTGACCTAAAGCAGTCAGGTGTACCAATCGACAGTCAATTTATTGAGGTCGAGAGTGGCAAGAAAGTAAAAGAGTATTGGGTTGCACAATGAAATCGATAGGTCGAGCAGTACAAGATGATGTCTGGGCAAAGAGTCTAAGCAGATCATCGCATGAAATTTATTCAGAAGACAGACAGAAGCAAAGGGAGGCCAGCAAAGGCTGGTCTCCTGATACCCTCAAAGTAATGGCAAAGCGTATCAAAGATCGAGACTACGTTGGTCACAATTATTTGTGGGGCAGAGAAGCTATTGAAATGATTAACAAAAACCTGTTGACTGAGGCAGATCTAGATCCACATCGAAGTGGATACGCAAGATTATTACGCCACACATACAGTGAATTGGTTGCAGAATCTATGCTGAAAAAACTAATTGATCAGCATGATAAAATTAAAAGTGACGCAACGTCATAACTAAAATCTGCACCTGTCATGGTAAAGTGTTTCAATAAAAATAATAAAAGGAGAACGTAACATGGAACGTAAAGGTTTCATTGGTGGCAGTGACTGCACCAAAATCATGGAAGGCTATTGGCTCGAACTCTGGAATGTAAAGACAGGTCGTGAAGAACCAGAAAGCTTAGTGTTTAATTTACCAGTGCAGTTGGGTCGGCACACTGAAGACTTCAATTTAAAATGGTTTGCCGCAAACGAGGGCAAACAAGTTGTTGCACAGCAGCGTGAGTTTACTGGGACTGTTGGTAATGTGCCAGTCAAAGGCACGATCGATGGTGCTATACAAGGTGAAAGAAATATTATTGAAGCCAAACATACAAACAACTTCTATAATATGGACAAGATGTTAGATCGATACATGCCACAGCTACAGTTCTACTGTCACATGGCAAAGGCAGAGGGTGTGTATCTGTCTGTGATATTTGGGAACAGCAACTGGGAGTGCATACATGTCAAGTACGATGAAGACTATTTCAATTCTATGTGGGCAGTGGTGTCAGACTTCTGGGGTTACGTTGTGCGCGATGAACAGCCTGTTGGAGTTGAGACAGAGAAACTATCAAGACTATCAATTGCGTTGGATGATATGGAAACACGTGACGCATCATTCGACAACAGCTTCGTTGATGCAGCAGTCACCTACATTCATGGCTATGAACAAAACAAAGTCTTCAAGAATGCTGAGAAAGACCTCAAGCAAATGGTCAGTGATAACGAACGAGAAGTTTATTGCGACCAACTCACCGTCAAGCGTGACAAACGCGGACATCTTAGAATAACAAGACGATGATCGTAAAACTATCTAAAAAAGAAATAGCTTTCTGTGAGCAAGCCGCAGCTTTAAGATGGCAATTAGCTCGTGCTTCTGGTGTGCAAAATCAAAGACGAGACAAAGGGAGGAGTGATAATGATTTAGATTTACTTGGAATCAAAGCGGAAACAGCAGTAGCAAAAGTTTTAAATGTAGAGCATAATCCATTTCAGTTTGGAATTGATAATGGCGCAGACATATGGCTTGATGAAATAAGCATTGATGTCAAGTCAACTTTTTACAAAAGCGGAAAGCTACTATTTAAAAACAAAGAATCTTTTAGAGCATTTTGCTCTGTTCTTGTTTGTGAAATTGACATTTCAACAATGAAAGTTGCTGGGTTTATATCTCAGGAAAAATTCATGTCTTCGTGTTTTAGTATAGACCTTGGGCATGGTGTAGGATTTGCAGTTAATCAAAGTGAGTTGGCTTGCATATCTAAATTGTGGTTACACCACACAAAACAAAAAGTAAAAGGAGAACGAAATGACTACCAAAACTAAACCAAATATTATTAAGCTGCTTATGAATGCAAGAGCAGACATACAGCCAGTCAAGAAGAGTGGCACTAACCCACACTTCAAAAGCAAATACGCTACACTCGAAGGTGTGATCGAGGCAGTGACTGAGCCATTGTCAAAGCATGGCTTCTTACTAATACATCGATCAACACAGAATGAGCATGGCATGACCATCACAACAGAGTTGCTGCATGAAAGTGGCGAGGGTTTTGCAACAGCCATACCCCTTGTGCTAGGCAAGAATGATATGCAAGGACTAGGCAGTGCGATCACATATGCCAGACGCTATGGTATTATGTCGTTGCTTAATCTTCCAGCTGAAGATGACGATGGTAATCAAGCATCGAGGGGGGCGGCACCGAAGGTCATCAGTTCGGGTGACGCACCCCAACCAAAGACAGTACACGCTAGTAACACTAGATGGTAATTCTTGGGGAGGATTGTTCCTTTTCAATCCGCAAAGCCTTATCGAGGGGGAGGTTTCCCAAGAACCCCTCACAAACACTAAGCAAAAGGAGTCAGAAGCTTGGCAGAATATGATAATGTAAATGATGGTGTGGCATTCCCACCCTTCGAAGATATGAAAATGATCTTGCAAGGTAAGATGAATGTGGAGGGTCGTGACGGTAAGTACAATGTAGTACGGAGAGTTACGCAGTCTGGCATGGAAGTCATGGAAGTATACGAAAAGGTTGGTGTCATGTTTAAGAATGACAATGCCAAGGACAGCGCACCAGATTATACTGGTAAGTTGTACGATACAGCAGACAAGCAAGTGCCTTGGACTGCACCACATACAGACAAACGACTGGCAGCATGGAGAAGAATGAAAGATGGCAAGCCTTACATGTCATTTGCAATCTCTGATCCGCAAAATAAAAATGACGCACAGCCAAATAATGACTTGAAAGAGGACGATATACCGTTTTAATTGGAGACACGTTCTCCAAGAGAGTACGCTTACACTGCCTAACACGCCTGTTAGCCTCGCGACTCTCTTGTAACTTGCCAGCCCTTCGGGGCTGGTCTTTTTTTAAGAGGATAAAATGACACAACTTGAAAAACAAATAAAACTAATAAGGAACTGCTTAAAAATAGCAGAGCTTCATTTAGATGAAATAGAATCTGGAGCTTTTGAAGAAAGAGTTATGAAAAAATATGAAGAAATAAAAAAGGATAAATCATGACAGTACTAGAACAGATGATAGAAGATGCTAAAGTATGCAATCATAGGTTGTATAAAGTGGAGGGAAAGATGAACGTACATAAAAGACGCGGCAAGCTATCGAGCGGTAGCAAACCAAAGCAGACACCAAGATCTGTTACGTTCGGAGAGGGGTGGAGAAACAATCCCCTCTCTGATCAAGAGGTTGAAGACATAAAATATTTTCTAAGCAAAGACTGGTGCATAGGATCAACAGCCAAGATAGTTGGTGTGAGTATGAGTACTGTTAGAAAGTATGTAACTATAAACTAAGTTCAAAGTGAGGGGCGTCTATAAACGGACGCCTACCTTGCGACCTTCGAAGATCGATGTACTCATTCATTGCATCTTCCATTGACCCTTCGTACTCACCGATCGAATTGATGTGCCACGCTGCACCCCAACGCACATGAATGCCAATGTCATTAGCCGCTTGCTTCATGGCATCCGCAATATCATCATAGAGATTGAGTTCCCAAGATACCCTTGATCCCACGTAAGCTACTGTATCTATTGCTATTCCTTCGAGATGCTTTGACTTCATGGTTTGAGATGCACCCTTGTCTACAAGCTGACGCTGTTGTTCCATTGTTCGAAGACCACCTAGACTTGGAATGCCAAAGTCAACTTTAGTAATACCTATTGCATACTTAGCAAGAGCTACCATGTTTTCATCAACACCTTCGAGCCTACCAAGACTACGTTCGCTTAACTTAAATGTCATTTCTTAAATCCTTTCATTGTTCTTATTCCAAACGAAGCAGCTATCGAAGCATACATTGCCCAACTAAACCATTGAGGTGCAGCCTCTAAGTTCTTAAATCCTTGCTCCATATATGGTTGCATCGGAGGAACAAAGCTTGCCAAAACAATAGCTATAAAACAAATTGTCCAAGCCTCATCTTTCCAGCTGTCTGCGCTGGCTTCGATAGCCGCCTGTTCCCAGCTAATCTCACCAGTAGCAATCTTCATCTTAGTCTCAGCTTCAGCAGCTTTAACCTTTGCTTTACTATCAATAAATGTTGTGGCTAAGTTTGCTACGCTTGAAAGTATTCCAATCATTCTGCAATCCTATCTGTCTTAGCTTCCTTGCCTAACCACAATGCAAAAGATGCACTGAGCATTGCAGTAACCAGCGAAACGAAGGCGCTCTGTTGAGTTGTTGGATCGGGCAAGGTCATAA